CTGCATGCGGTTAGCGGTGAAGCTGATGTTGTTCGTCAGCATGGCGCGTGACGTGAACATCATCTTGTTCAAGCCCTCGGATAGCTGAATCGCCCACGTCTCTATCTTGCCCTCGTAATACGAGTCCCAGATTTCCTCGGTGCAGTCGTTCTGCAAGATTCGCTTGTTCACGCCGAAGTAGTTGAACACGTGGTCGTCGATGCGCTGCATCTCGACCGAGTCGATAGTGTACGCGTTATGGGCAACGGGAACGACGCTGTCCCACGTCTGGTCGTAGGTGAGCATTCCGGTTGAGTTGGACGGGCCGAGGTTCTGCTCCGCGAAGCGCTTCTTCTTGAGGTCCATGTCTTCCTCGTCCACCTGCCCCACCATGCGGCCGATGAACATGATCTTCGAGCCGATGGCGATGGCGGTGCGCTCCGCATCTGCCTGCGCGTTGAGCAGCGAGAGGGTGTCGTTCAGGCGGTTCGGGGTGCCGAACAGGTCGGACACGTACTGGAACTTGGACAGGATGCACACGTCCTTCGCGGGATATGCGATGGCTTCGCCAACGGGCATCTGAAAACGGAGCCAGAGCTCGCCGCCTACGTCCATCGCCTCGGCGTTGGTGCATTTGAGCGGCCATAGCCCAGTGGTTCGCCCCTGCGCGTCATGCAAACGTATTACAAACGCCGTGCAGTCCACCTCGTAGATGGTGGCGAGGCGGTACAGGAAGCGGCTCCACGTCATGTACTCGTTGGGCCACGTGCGGAAAAGCTGCTCGACCTGCTGGATGGGCCCGTCGTAATGCGGTTCCAGCTTCGAGCACGCATTGGCGAATGAGTGGACGCAAGCGCGCATCAGTTCTTGCTCGTACAGCGAGCCGTTCCACGTCGTGTAGCTCGGCGTGTACTCGGTGAACGTCGAGAACGCCTTGCCCTCGCGCTTGCGCCCGAACGCCCCCTTGATTGTCTGGATGAATCCCAAAACGCCCCCGTCTGACGGTTTGCATGGTTCTTCATCCTGTTACATATCCCAAAATTGGGACAGTTGCACGCGGGAGTGTCAAGTAAAAGTGGTATTTCACGGCGCGAAACGGGAAAAGGCGCGTTTTTTCGCGACCCTACCCCTTCCAGGTGCTAGTGACCATCTGGATATACTCGTCGTAGTAGTCCAGCAACGTCACGTACGCGTCCAGCTCGGCCATGAAGCCGTCGATTCGGTTCGCGGGGTTGTTGTTCCGCTTGTCGGGCTGGATGTTCTGGTTCACGTCGGTCTTGACTTGGACGTTCATGCGGCACCAGCGGTTTATGGGATGCCCGTTGTCCACCAACCTGCCGCGAGCGTAGTCGGCTTTCAGGCGCTTCATGGGGTCGGAGAGCGTCTGCACGCCCTGGCGCACCTTCCTCACCCTGCTCTCGCCCACGAACAGTTCCAGGTTCTTCACCGTGCTGTCGTCCATGTGCCACGGGTCGAACCCGCACGCGAAGCAGAACAGCTTCTCCTTGCGCAGCTCTTGGAGCCATTCGAGGAACACCGACTTCGGGATGTGGTTTCCGGGCACGACACGCAACAATCCCTGCGACTCCCACAGGCGGTACGGCACGTTATCGCGCTCCTTGGTGAAACCGGCATCCTCGCGCGGCGTTAGCTGGTCTTCGGGAATCCAGTACATAGAGCGCTCGTATATGGTGTCGTCGACGAGCGTGCCGTCCGTGTAGCGCTCGCCGCGCATGAACAGGAATTGCGCCGCCGAGAGGTCGATGCTGTCCGACGCGTCGAAGCCCGCGATGCCGTACTTCAACCCGATGGTGGACATGTCCACTTTCTTATCGCTGCCGCACTCGGCGTACGTGAGCCACGAGGTCGACTGGTTCTGCGGGATGTTGAAGTGCTTCACGAGCACGGCAGGGCGTTGCGCGGGGTCGTTCTTCGCCTTCTCCACGAGCGGTTGCAGCTTGTCGAGCGGCTTCACGGTGCCGAGCCCAGGGTTGCTCTTGAGCCATGTCTCGGGTTTCAGCCACTCGTCGGCCTCGTCCTGCTCGTAGATGACTGGCAGGAAGCGGTCGTCCTCCACCTCGCCGTCGAGGATGCGCTTCGCGTAGTCGTACTGCGCGTCGCCGATGGAGTTGCGCACGAAGTTCGCGGTGGTCAGCTCCCACATCATCGGCTGGGAGCGCGTGAGGGCGAGGCGCATCTGGTCGTAGGGGCCTCTATCGTCCCACGCGGCTATCTCGTCGGCGATGACCAGGTGCGGGTTGGGGCCGTCGAGCGACTTCGGGCTTCCCGAGAGCGTGACCACGTAGCCGTTGGTCTTGTCGCAGATGATGCCCTGCTTCTTGCGGTCCTTGACCTCGCCCGTGCGCTCCCACCTCGCGAGGGATGGCGATTGGCGGCGCATGGTGTCTATCGCGCCGTAGCAGAGTCCGGCTTGAGATTCCGCTGACGCGATCACGTACGACTCGGGCTTGCCTTCCGAATCTGATGTTAGAGCGTAATGGGCGATGGCGGCGGCAAGGGTAGTCTTCGCATTCTTCTTTCCGACGTACCAAAATATCTCGTTGAACTGCCGTATGCCGTCGTCGTCAACGAAGCCAAAAGCAACTTCGAGCACGAATTTCTGGTACGGTTCGAGAATCATCGGCTTTCCATAGCGTCTCCCAGCGGGGATGCAGCAGAAGTTTTCCACGAAATCGACCACGCGCCGAGCTTTCGAGCGGTCGTAGTGCCATTTCTTGTATCCGTCGCTAAACCGTGGCTCAAGCATCTCGCAAAGTGCGCGGAGTTTTTTGCAGGCCACGATACTGCCGTCAATTACTTGGCGGCAGTACACCTCGGCGGTCGTTATGTCATCGTGCTTGTTAGGCATCCTTCGCCTCGTTTATGAGCGTAAAGCCGTCAATCGACAGCTTCTCGATAGCAGAAATCGGAACTTTGCCCGTCTCGCCGCATGAAAAATATCCGCTGGTAGGGTTTGAATCGTACTCGAAACTAACGCAATCGAAAGCAGCCATCTTGTCGGTCGATTGCTCGCGATAATGAACGAACACGTTATAGGGAACCTCTATCTTCTGCTCGGTGAGATAGCACCATCTGTACCCGTAAGCCGTGTTCTGTTGACCATGTAGTACCGCTGAGATGCCGGGCGCAGCGGCACTTTCAATACCGAGCCATGCGATAGCCCCGTTTATGTTCTTGAACATCTGGACGAGGTTTCCGTCATTATCGAACGCGCCAATTGGCTTCCACATGTCTCGCCTGCGAGTGTTGCGACGGTTCCATACCTGCGTTCCAACATTCGTCCATCGGCAGTTGGATGGGTTGTATCCATCGTCAGGGTCAACCCTGTCAATGCTCAACCCTTCCCGATAGCCGTTCATCAGCGCCCAATCGCGGAAAGCGGCAAAATCCTGCCATTCGTCGCAGACGGTTATGCCTCGTCCTCCGTATTCTGGATAGTCCTTGCTCTTCGGGCTTGTGCACCTGCTGCGCATCGACTTCCAAACCTGGTAGAGCTTTGTCCCGCATCCGCCGTGCTTCGCGTCATTCTCTGAAATCTTCTTGCCCGTCATGCAGCCACAATTGTCGGAACGCCCGTCTCTGAGGCATACGCTATGCTTGACGCACTCATTGCCGCAGTCGCAACGGCATTTCCACCTGCCGCGCCCTACGTGTTCTAGCACGACAAGTTTTCCGAACCTCTGCCCAGTCAGATCAATCAGTTTCGGCATAAGGACCACTACTCCTTAATGCAGAACGCCCGCCAAAGGTGGTAGTGGCACCGATGGCGGACGCATAGCGAATGATAGCATATTCAGCTCGTCGTGGGCCACTACCCCACGAGATTCATTATACCACGATTTCGCCGTGCGACCTGCGTAAACATGCGTCATCGTATCGGCTCCACGCATATCACGGCAGCTTCCCCATCACTCACGGCAGGGTGCCGCTCGAACGACGTGACGACATGGAACGGGTAGAGCGCGTGCGACTCGTCGGCGGTGTGATGGCAGCAGTCCGTGCGCGAGTAATCCGTGCAGCTCGGCTTGCCGCACTCCCTCTTGCCGTCGCAGACGTAGAGCATGACCTCGGGCAGGTCGAACAGGTCGCGTGCCTGCTGTTGGGTGATGGTCGTCTTCATGGCGCACCCCCTATGCGTTGAACGCCGCGAGGTCGTCCACGTCCTCCTCGGGCGGCTTCGCGTCCTTGCGCTTGCGGAGTATGTCCATGCAGGCCGCTACGTCCTGGCGGTACGCCTTGAGCACGGGGGCTGCTGGCGAGCCCTTCTTCCCGTGCAGGCCGTCGACCAAATCGCCGCCCTCGGCTATCTCGCGGCGCATGCGCTCCATGCCGTCGAGCGCGAAGCACATCTGGCACACGATCTCGTCGATTACGGTGTCCTTCGTCTCGTAGGTGCCGCTCGCAACTATGTCCCTGTAACGCTGCGTCTGCCGAATCTCGTCGGCGGAGTACGCCACGTTGCGCTTGGATACGGTCATCTTGCTCATTCGGTCTCCATTCCCGCCATGCGCGCGAGGTTACGCAGCGCAGGCATGTTCGCCAGTATTTCCTTCTCATCCTCGGTGAACGTCATGTTGTCGAGCGGCCGCACGATGCCGCGCATGACGGGCTCGTCGGTCAGGTGCCATTTGCCATCCGCAAGGGCGAGCCTGTAGTCCTCGTTCTCGTCGAGGAACAGGTTGAGCATCATCACGCACGCCTCGGCGCTCTCCAACGTGACGGTGGGCCTTACCTCGACGGTGATGTGCCCTACTTTAGCCATCGTCCGCCTCCCTCAACGGAGCCGAGCACCACGGGCAGAAGTTGTAGCGCGGCATAAGGCTGTCGAACGCGACCTCGTTCGCGAAGAACTCGTTCGCCCTGCCCTCTATCTCGTTGTAGCAGCTCGCGCAGACGAGTATGCTCCCCTTGCCACCGATGCGGTGGCAGACCTTCACGTTGACGATGCGCTCGTGCCCGTTCCTGTCAGCCATTGTCCAACGCACCTCCCAGCTCGGCGGCGAGGGCGAGCGCCTTGCGCACCACTTCCAGGTCGAACTTCCTCCCGCCGCACTTGACCACCGTGGTGCCGTACAGCGGGTAGTCCAGGTCGATGAGGTTGCAGTTCGGGACGTGGCTGCTGGGCACGACCGTCGTGTAGCTGCAGTTCGGGACGTGGCTGCTGGGCACGACCGTCGTGTAGCTGCAGTTCTGCGCCGTGGTCCCCATCTAGCCGACCTCCTTCATGTTCAGCACCCGCTTCACGACCGACTTCTGCTCGGCATTGAGCGGGGCGCGTTCCATCGTCTCGACGAACGCCCTCGCCCAGTCCACCCAGCGCACGAAGTCCGTATCGGCGTAGCTGCGCAGCGTCAGGTCCGTGGGGTAGTTCGTCGGAATCTCGCTCGATGCGTCCACGTATGGCATCAATCCTCGCTCTCTCCCATGTGCGGCACGCCGTCCTCGTCGAACCACACTCCCCGCCTGCTCTTGGGCGGCGGCTTCCTGTACGTACCAAGCTCGCCGTGGCGCTTCTCGTGGCACTCGTGGCAGAGGCCATCCAGCTTGCCCACGTCGAACGCCACGGACGGGTCGTCGTGGTTCTCGGGCGTGAGGGCGGTCGTGTGGTGGACCTCCATGATGCTCGGGCGCTCGTCACGCGTCCCGTGGAGCAGCAGCGGCTTCCCGCAGTCCTTGCACATCCCGTGCTGGCGCTCGTAGACGAGCTGGCGAATCGGCTCCCAGCCGTCGTGCCCGTAAACCGCCCGTTGCCAGGGTTCCAGGTTGTGATAGCCCATCCATCTCCCACTTGACCTAGCGTTTCTCCCGTCATTGTACCATTGTTGGGACACAAAAAGCGGTTTTTTCAAGTTTCTCCGCACTAAAAGAAGCC